CATGCAGCTTAATCATTTTAATCACTTCAATGCATTTTAATGGGCATTAATGAAAAGCTACAAACTTATGTAGACACGCTCAATTCCATGGATGAGCCTATGGACCGATATACGTGGCTGATGGAGCTGGGGAAGAAGTCAGTGACGATTCCGGAGCAGCATAGGTTGAAAGAGTTCGAGGTCCCTGGATGCCAATCACAGACGTGGCTGGTTCCTCACTTTACATATGATGATAAGATTTATTTCACAGCTGATTCAGCTGCGTTGATTTCAAAAGGTATGGTATGTCTTCTGGCTGATGTCTTCAGCAATTCTACAAGAAGCGATATAGCATCCTTTGAGCAAAAAGAATTAAACGGTTTGAACCTTGATAATCTTTTGACGCCTGGTCGGAGGAACGGGGTTTATTCGATGCTTCAAGTGATCCAATCGTATGGATCACGCAAAGACTAAACACTTTTCAGTCTCCTTTCGTGTCATGTCTGCTAATATTTTAATGGTATCTTTCACTATAGTCCTAGTGCAAATCGAGCATCATCACTCATCATTTCCTTAGTGAATGGTGGTGTATGAGTCAGTTTAACCTTAACTTCACCTATTCCCTCTACTTTCATCACTGCCTGCTTGATGCTTTCAGAGATTGCATCCGCCATTGGGCAAAACATAGATGTAAGCGTATGAGTAATAGTGACATCCTTATCCTTAATATCAATATCATAGACTAATCCTAAGTCAAATATATTAATAGATGTTATCTCGGGATCATATACTGTCTTCAGTTGTTCTATTACACTTTCTTTCATTTATTATTCCATTTCTCCTTGGACCTAAGAGTCCATCTTTCAAATGCTTCCTTACTTATTTTCTTACGCACCATCTTCGCTCCCTCTGGGATCTCAGTATGCAATGTCAGGATTTCCCCGTCATCACTTAGTTCCACTAGAGCTGGACCACAGAATGCGTCCTTTGTATAATCTGTTTCCTTTTTCTTTAGTATTCTCACTTCCTTCATGCATGAGGACAGTGATTCCATTGGAACATACTGTGTCATTCTATGCTCACTATCCGACATGTTGCCGAATATAAACATAACGATTACGCTAATTACCTCCATTGGACTCCCTAATTTTATCCTTAAGCTTCTCCACGTCGTTGAGCAAGCGTTCTATATCGTGCTGTGCCCTCTTTATGTTTACGGAATTGCTCATCATTGACTCCATATCAGATTGCATAGACTCAATTTGAGAACTAAGAAATTCTATGAGAAGGTCCTGCTGAGCATCCGCGGGCAGGGACCCTAATTCACCTCTTGGCCATTTTATGCGGAATTCCGTGTTTTTTGTGAGGTCTGACTCTGATAATGTTACACGAGTTTCAAGAGTATTTAAGCGCTCCTGGATCCCGAAGAACGCGTACACGCCGATTGCTGTGGCCGCCAATATCGAGAGAAGGTTGCGCATAGGCATGCTGATCGCTGTTTTATCCGATACATTGAACTTGTCGTTAGCCATTACACCACCACCAATACAAATATTATTACTGCTATGATTCCAATGATTATAGCTGATTTATCAAACCAATCAGTCATTTAGTCTCCGTAGCTGTAAGCACCACCTTTGGTCTGGTTCTGCTGAATCATGTTATTGGACCCTCCTTGCAGCATATCGAAGAGATCCTTATGCTGTCGCTCTATCGAGCGGTTCTGCTTTACTATTTCTTTGTCCTTTTGATTCATTTTCTTCATGTCTCGTTGCAGTTCCTTCACATCAGCAATAAGATTAGTTAGATCAATTTTCATCTTGACCTGATTTTCAATCACTTCTTTTTTATTTTCTTCCTCGAAGCTTTTGTACATCTGGTCGACCCGAGAATCTAATTTCGAGACGTACCATATGACGCCAATCCCCTGTACGAGCACAAACGCCACGACGGCGAATGATATCTTAAGTCCGTTCATAATCTACTCCCATATGAAGTCTTGCTTCACTGTAAATGAATCTTTTTGCGAGTCCGTTTTATCCTCGTCAGACTTGTCTGTATAGGATCTGCCATAAGTAACTGATGTCTTATGAGGTTTCATGGACATGCTTTCGCACCCTATCATAATGAACGCCAATAGTAAAATGATATATCTCATGCCCCGAATTCCGAGGGATTTACTGGGGCTTTTCGTGGTGCATCCCACTGGCTAGGAAACGCGTACATTTCCATGCAGAAAGTCTCTATAAAAAATGCTTGTGTCCCTTTGTTTATTTCAGTCTGGGCAATAAGATTCTCTATAACTATCCTGCGTTCCTCACACTCTTGCTGCTTGTCAAACCCACCATATCCTTTGTAATGAATGGCATTCAGATTCGGATAGGCCATTAAGGCCATCAAAAACCATACTTTTATCAAGATTATTCTCCTCTGAGATAATGTTTCTCAGGGTGATATTTTAACCATTTTCTGAATTTATACCAGATATTTCTGATTCTTGTCGCCACCAGTTTTAGTCCTTTTAATAGGGACTCTGTCGCAACGAATGTGCGGCCAGAGTCCACCGAGATGAAATGAAGTTGAGGATTTAGTTATATAATGCGTGTTGTATTTTTACAACAACAAAATGTTTTTTTACTTGACACGTGTTTTTGGCTGATTTCTGCCATAATTATTTACTTGATTTATCCCATCATTTACTGTATAATATGGGCTAACAAAGAAAGAATAATACTTGCAAATATTATTTCCTTCTGGCTGAACAACAAGTGCAAAGTTGTAAGGCATGCGACACCGGTCACAATGTCCCAATGGATAAGGGGCTGGAGTCTCAGTACTGAGTACCGTTATCATTTATATGGATGATTTGCCGGGAAAGGTTGGGGGTGCGTTCATCCAAGACCCTCGGAGGCTTTGTTTATGAAAGAGTTGAGATGTTAAAAGATATGTTAAGTATAAAAAAATTTGATGAGTGGCTGAACAAGTCACGCAGTGGACAGAAGATCTCCTACTACCGTGGTTTCCTGTTCGCACCGAACCAGCAGAAGCTTTCGCCGACGCTGGACTTGAATCGGGTGAAAAGACTCGCGGACCATGTCAGGAACGCATATGACAACAGCCTCATCACAATGGTACAAAAAAGGCATGACGATTTTGATTATGAATATATAGCGATCCGGTTATGATCTGGACGCTCTTCTGGTTGCTCGTAATACCCATCAAGATATGGATAGCGTTCCATGTCTTGCTCTGGGTATATAGTGTCTGGCTGGGAATGTTATGATATACGATAAGTTATTGAAATTAAAGGATGAATTGGGGATGAAGGCCCTTCGGGACCCACGCACTGCAGATGAGCTGCTCGTGAAAAAGAACTACGGCCGCGTAATGACAATACTATGGAAGCGCTACAACTATGGCATGGAAGAAGCTGAAGACTTCGTTGCAAGAGAGAACGAGGAGCACAGCCAAGCCCATGCGGAAGAAATTGATGACATGGAAGAATATAGATGGGGCGATTTCCGTGATGAGATTGCGACGGTCAATTTAAGGAGAACATAATGGTAAAGAAAAAAACTAAAAAGAAAAAAGCAAGAAAAAGACTGACACCCCTTCAACAAATCAGGAAGGAGCTTGACAAGCTAGAGGTGCTGCACGCGAAAGAAGAAGTAATCGTCGAGAAGATCACTGATATCATAGACGACGAGGAAAATAAGGAAGAGGACTACGACTTCGATAAGTGGGAAGGAACGGATCCGGACTAATGGACCCAGCAACTTTCACACTTGTATTTTTTACGACGCTTTGGATCGTGGGTGTGTTGAGTGATTAAAAAAATTACATTATTAAAAAGTTTCCTCGCGCGCTTTAGTGCGCGTGTGGATTGCTGCGGAAGGAAGGTTCTTTTCGTGGAAGAAATAAAACTAGAAAGGACGAATTATGGACAGTAAAATTCATAAAACAACTAACTATGGCCAGTTCAAATTCCTGAAGGAAAACAGGCCAATTAACCAAAAGCACGTGGACAAGCTCGTGCGATCAATGAGGGAAGTTTATATTCCCATACCCATCTTGGTGGTAAAAAGAAATATTATTTTTCCATGCCTGGTGGTGAAGGAGGGACAGCACCGTCTCATGGCGGCAAAGGAATGCGGATACCCCGTTTACTACATCATTGGAAAAGATGACGCGGACATTACGGTGAATCAGATTAGAACAATCAATGAAACTGTTAGGCCGTGGTCGATGAATGACTATCTTCATTCCTTCATGACCACGGAAGAGGATCCAACTGGTCCCTATCACACATTTGACTGGTTCAAGAAAAGATATAATTTTCCATTTCAGATCAACATAGACCTGCTTTGCAACAGGCCAATGGCGGAGACATCCATGGGTATTTTTAAAAAAGGAAAAATTGAGATAAAAAATCTCGCGGATGCGGTTGAAAAAGCTGATTTTTTCATTTCACTCAAGGATTACACTCCTCTTTACCACGACCGCTCCTTTATTTTGGCGCTGATCATTGCCATGAGGGACGGCCGTTTCAACAAGGAGCATTTCCGATCCCAGCTGGAAAAATGCAGAAGTGAACTGTACAAATGCAACAGCGCGACGCAGTACATGGAACGCATCAACTACATCTACAATTACAGGGCGCGTGGGGAGAGAATGAGCTTCGCCGTGGCGCAACAAGGCAATGGGGCCTACATTAAACCGTCATATCCACACGCAGTGAATGGTTGACACGACTAGATACAAGAGTATCGCAATAAAGATACCGTACTACGATGCATTGGTTCGCATGGGGCTGACCATGCATCGTGGACCGGGACAGGAGATGATGCATATAATTAAGAAGGCAGCAGATGAGAAAGGAATAAGGATACGTGATAAAAGAATTATTAAAAGTACAAAAAGAAGTTAATAGGGTTCTAAGGAAAGCGGAACAGGAGGATGATTCCTTCGAGGGGATTGTGGATAAGCTGGGGATAATTCGTATGTATGACATCGGACTTCCCATGCACATGGTCCTTGGAATTGTTGAAGAGTTCGTGAATGATGTGGAGGAGAGGAAACGCATTAAGGCTTTGGATGGGTTCGATCAGGAGCACACGCAGAAGCTTTATGACACAATGAGCGTAAAATGGAACAGCAGGAACAATTAACCACTAAGAAAATCGTGGATCTGCACCAGGTGGATGAAGGAGCCATCAATCCAAAGACTGGGTTGACGGAAAAACCCTCCTGGTATGTTCGTTTCGAGGACATGTCCGATCGTGTGTTGTTTAAGTCCAGGTTATTGGAACTACTAGGAATGGGTTTCCGCAAGACAGTGGAAAACTTCAAGGCAGGTAAAGCTACCACTACGCAAGGTGGAGAGGCACGCTTTTGGGTGGTGGTATTTCAGGATTATGAGGTTCGTCTTCAGACGAAAGCGCAGATCATGGAAGTGGTAACGGAAGGACATAGACACAGGGATGATAAGGACAATGCAAAGTTTGAGCGAAACGGAAACGGACACAAAGAAGAGCAGTTCACCCTCGAGTAAATATCCAGATTGCTGGCCGATGGTCAGGATTACGTGGATGGACGCCATGGATGGCGATACGGGATGGGTGTCTCTTGCCAAGATGCGCGATGCGAAACTCGCGACGTGTGTTGATATTGGTTGGATGATAAGGAATGATGAACAAAGAGTTACAATTATGGGATCCTGGTGCCTGGATCCGGAAGAAATTAAGGAAGAGGATAAGGAGGGAGGAAGATATATCACCATACCAAAAGGGTGGGTGAAGAAAATAGAATATCTGGAAAAAAGTTATGGACAAGTACGAGATTAATGTATGGAAGGACGCGGAGTTGCTTAGCAAGGAACAGGTTTCCTTCGCGACGCAGGAAGAGTGTCACGAGTATGTGATTCAAAAATACGAGGCGCCTGGAACATGGACAGGGGCCCACCAGAACAAGCACGGAGTATTAATTACTCGCCCTCCTGTTGGAATTCGTGTAACATGGGCTAGATTAGGGAAAAACTACTACAAGCCCAAGAAACTAAGTGCTGAAGAAAAGAAAATGCAACGTGAACTGTATGACTCTATTACGCCTGAAGTGGCAAATGATATTGGTCATGGTGAAATGGTTGCCAAAGTGAGGAAAGATTATTATGGACACCCAGACGCAAAAGGAATGGAAGACAAACGATAAAGCAGGGCTCACACCCAAGCAGAAGAAGCTTTATGATGTCATCAAGGACTTCATTACAGTGAACAATTACTCGCCGTCCTATGAGGAGCTGAAGCAGCTGATGGGATCGCGGTCCAAGGCGCATATTCACGCTTTAATACACCAATTGATAAGGCGCCACTGGGTAGGAAAACGGAATGGCGCAAATCGGTCACTTTTCATCCTATAATGTGGCACCACTAAGGGAGATTTTGCTAAAATGTTTTTTTTATTTTTAAAAAGACCGGGATATGGTGCCACGGTGCCACAAATCCTGATTAACTTATATATATCAATGGTTTATATGGTGGCACTAGGGTGGCACTACTCTAAACGACGCAAGCAACTTTTGTTGTTTATTATGAAACAAATGAGCAAAAACTCAACTATAGAGCGGGGAATTCGATGGTAGATGAAAGGCTGAGAGGTGCCACTAGTGGTGCCACCATTGTGGCTAAAATAAGGCAGAGTGGAGGAGCCATAAAGCACCCAATTAGGAGTGATGGACTCACTGATAAGCAACGCGTGTTTGTTAAAATCTACGCGGAGAATGAAGGACGGTTGACTCCAACGGAATGTGCTAGACAAGCTGGGTATAAGGAGGAACGCGCTAATATTACAGCGTCTGAACTTCTAAATGGTAAAAGATTCCCCAAGGTGGTGGATGCTGTACTTAAACGAAGAGCTGAATTGGAGAAGACACATGAAGTTAAACTGCAAAAGCACGTCCAGGAGTTGGCTAGGTTGCGTGAGAGGTCTCTCTCTGAAAAGTCTTATAGTGCTGCTGTTAATGCTGAGCGCTTGCGTGGACAGGCCGCAGGATTGTACATTGACCGTAAAGAAATTAGAACCGGAAGTATTGATAGCATGTCCCGTGAGGACGTTCTTAAACAATTAAAAGAGTTAGGATTGGATGGAAAATTCAAAAAAGAAAAAACAGGAATGGTTCTTGAAGTTCAGGAAGAAACCAAATCCGATAGCGAAGGACTTAAGGACATCACAGAAGTATCGACCAAGAGTGGTGAGAGACAAGACGAAGTATGACCGTAAAGCCGGAAACCAGGCTTTGGAAAAGTTTAAAAAAATGTTTGAAGGTTGGTGATGGATATATTGTTTCACGCCTTGAAAGCTACGTCACTCCAGGTTTTCCTGATTGCTTAATATTTCACAATGTTACAGGATTCTTCACAGTTGAGCTCAAAGTAATACAGTGTAATAATAAGTGTATCATTTCACCCTTCCAAAAGGCATGGAATTTACGCCATGCTAATGCAGGTGCGCCTGTTTTTATTCTTGTTGGGGGGCTCCCCAAGGGCCACGTTAAACTGTTTCAGGGGTCCCAAACCATGGAACTGGGCCAATGCACCGTGGACCAAGTGCCCGGGTTGTACGCAGGAAGGCTCGAGGACCTCGATTTTCGCAAACTCCCAAACTCCAGACTAAAACCCTAATCCCAATATTGGGCCGTGGCGCACGGTTATCCAGCGCCCGGCGCGCGCTGCGCGTTCCCAAACTCCTAAACTCCCGGAAAACAGCCAAATCCTCTCTGAACTTATCCCTAGCTGCACAGGACCGGGATCCTGGCTGCGTTAGGAGATGATTACGAAACTCCGAAACTCCGCGGAAAAGCTATAACATCTAGTGATGGAGGTGAGCTGGATTCTGGAGCTGGGCCCGGGCAGCAGGTGAGTGCTTCAGGAAAATAGTTGAAATGAGTTGTTGCTTTGTGGATAACTTTATGCTATAATAGGAACAGAAATAGAGAGTTGGTACAGTTTAGAAGAATTCGCCTTACTCTCTGTTTCTAGAAAGTAGAAAGGTATATTATGGTAGTAGACGACACCATCGCACAAGCACTCAATAGAGTGGCTGATGCCATTGAAGAGAATGGCGAAACATTAAAACGAATTGCGAATCATTATGACGGGGTTGTTCCCGTTATGACACGCAATGCGAAACGAGCTGAAGTAATGGCTGAAGAGCAAGAGAAAGGATTTACGCAACACGTCAAGGATATGTTTGCTCCACAAGAGCACTAAAACTCCGAAACTCCCCAAGTTGTGCATAACCATGTGGATAACTTGGGGATAACTTTCAGGTTCCCGGGATCCGGGTAACTGGCAGCGTGAAACTCCCAAACTCCCTAGGAAATGTATAACCATTTTTGGGGGAAGTTGGGCAATGCGCCAGGAGCACCGGGCGCGCCCGGGTTAGTTCCAAAACTCCCAAACTCCGAAGAACGGCAGAAAACCTTTATTTATTGTAAGGGGTTTTAGGATCTAGTTGCCCGGCGCGCGCGCCGGGATTTCCTGACACGGAAGAATGGCAGAAGTCTGCGATATTTATTTTGCCCGGGCTCTTGACAGACGCCTGTTCAGGCATTATATTAGAGATGAGATAGTAGAAAGAGAATGAAAAATGGCACATTTACTGGGTATTTTAATACTGGGAACCCTGAAGGTTGCAGCTGGTGCTGCAGTCCTGTGGTTCCTCCTGCAGCTCCTGGGATGATGCAAACTCCTAAACTCCGAGAAACTCCCTAAATCCGCTAATATTGTAATGGTCCTGAGCTGGGAAACACCGGGTGCCCGGGAGTGGAGTGGAGATGAGTTATGGTCAAAAGTTATCCACAAGATTGTTGAATTGGCTGTTGCCTTGAATTTGGATTCGTGTTATATTGTTATTAGAAATAGAGTAAAGGTCTTGATACAGCTGATTGGTGGAGTCTAGCTTTTTTTTCAAGCCGTAAAGAAAGTCCAAAGAAGCCAATCACTCTGTTTCTCATTTTGCGGAACAGTTAGGAAACTGACCAGAAGCGTGGTCTTTACCACAATTCGAGCATAAGATTTGTGATCGAGTGGTTATTTATAACCTAATTCTAGAGTATCACAATAAGGGGCAAGATAAACGGAGTTATTCGGATCTTGCCCCAAACTCCTTTCAAACTCCCAATCAGCCCTAATTCCAATTAATATAAATTAGTTGCCGGGATCCGCGCCCGGAGCGTTCCAAACTCCCAAACTCCAAGTTTCCACCTAATTCGTATAATAGTCCTCGTGATTTGCCGCCCGGGCAGCAGGATGCCAGTTCCTTCAGGAATTTTAGGCATAAAAAAAGGGCGACTATCGGAAGATTATCGCCCTTTTATCGACTTATGCAGGATAGTATTACATAGTCAAACCAAGTCTTTTAAGTAAATAACCAACTTCGGATTGCAAATGAACTATTAAATCCTTTCTATTATTTGTGTCTTTAGCAACCCATTCGATTATTGCATTACATAATACACCACTAATTAGCTTCCAATCCAAACTATCCTTTTGTGGAACTTTACTAATTATTGATTCCAAATCGCCTATTGCGTTTTGGTCTTTGGTGTATTCAATCACCTCTCTTAAGAGAGGTGAAATATCTACATCATTAACTGATTTAATCGGAACTATATCTTTAGTCATACAGCAATCCTATTAATATCAAACACAGTATTAGGATTTATACTTGCCCATCTTGAATGCTCTGGAAGTAATCCAGAACCAACACGAAAAGCAAGAACATAATCCTCGTGTTCTTGAAAGTTATCTCTATTGGCTATTGGGTCGTGAGTAAATCGCCAAGCATATTGACCAAGTATACCTCGTTTAATCTTGGCAACTTGTCCATTATTCTTAATCCATTTACAACTGAAGAAACCAATACCAACAGTAGTCTTGAATTCTTGTTTAGTCATACTATCCTTTCTATTTCTAATTATCTTTATGTCATACTTCATTATCATTGTCTTGTTGTATTATTGCAACAGTGTGGATATCCTGTGGATAAGTCGCCCGGGCATTATGTCGCATGCGACAAAGTGTCGCAGGCTGGCGCCCGGGACTTAGCGGCTCACTCCGTTCGCCGCCCGCTCCTATCTCCCTATATCCGAAGGGGGAACCCCCCTTTTTCGTCTACCTCCTCTAGAATTCCTCGAAGGCAAGTCTGAGAGTGACAATCATGTATAAAAACGTTATAATTGGAATCTTAAAAAAATTTTTAAAAAATGGAAAATGTTTCTACTTTAGAATCTTTGGACACAAACACGCTCAAGCTTCTTTTAAGAGGTGAGCTCGCAAAAAAGCAGGAAGCTTCTCAGGAAGATTTCCTGACTTTCGTTAAAAGTGTGTGGCCTGACTTTATCCAGGGAAAGCATCATAAAATTTACGCAGAGAAATTGAACAGAATAGCAAATGGGGAGCTAAAACGCCTTATCGTCAATATGCCTCCTCGACATACAAAGTCAGAATTTGCCTCACACCTATTTCCTGCCTTTTTCATGGGCCGCCATCCAAAAGCCAAACTGATTCAGACAACGCATACTGGCGAATTGGCAATACGCTTTGGACGAAAGGCGAAGAACATGATAGAGTCATCAGAATATGAAAAGGTTTTTCCGAATGTTAGACTGGCGGCGGATTCTAAGGCTGCTGGCAGATGGGAGTCAAATCATGGCGGTGAGTATTTTGCTGCTGGTGTCGGCGGCGCTATTACTGGCCGTGGTGCCGATTTGCTTATTATTGATGACCCTCACTCAGAACAGGATGCTCTTTCACCTACTGTTTTGGAGTCTCATTATGAGTGGTATACTTCTGGTCCTCGTCAAAGGCTTCAACCTGGCGGTGCCATAGTATTAGTTATGACCAGATGGTCTGTAAAAGACCTCACTGGCAAACTGCTCGAGGCCCAAGGAAAAAGTGAAATGTCGGACGAGTGGGAGATCGTGGAATTTCCCGCCGTCATAAACGAAAAACCGATGTGGGGAAATTTCTGGTCCATGGACGGATTGATGGGAGTGAAGGCTTCCATACCTCTCACCAAGTGGCAGGCGCAATGGATGCAGCAGCCAACCTCCGAGGAGGGTGCGCTCATAAAGCGCGAGTGGTGGCAGACGTGGGAACCCGAAAAGATCCCTCAATTGGAATTCATCATACAGTCGTATGACACGGCATTCAGTAAAAAAGAAACGGCCGATTATTCAGCGATTACGACGTGGGGAGTTTTTGACCCCGACAACGGAAAGGGAAAGGCGCTGATTTTGCTTGACGCAAAGAAGGACCGGTGGAATTTTCCGGAGCTGAAAAAGGAGGCGATGGAGCAGTTCAAGTACTGGGAGCCGGAGATGGTCATCATCGAGGCGAAGGCGTCAGGGATGCCGTTAACTCATGAGTTGCAAAAGATGGGAATCCCTGTTATAAACTTTACACCCTCTAAAGGAAATGATAAGCATACGAGGGTAAACAGCGTGGCGCCGCTCTTTGAAGCGGGAGCCGTTTGGGCGCCCAAAAAAGATTTCGCCGAAGAGGTCATAGAGGAATGCGCGGCATTCCCGTTCGGTGACAACGACGATTACGTGGATTCAACCACGCAGGCCCTCATGAAATATAGACAAGGCTACCACGTCATGCTAAAAGATGATTACGAAGATGAGCCAAGTGCTGAAACCGCGGGGAGGGTTTACTACTAATGGCAGATTACACAATATTAGAAAACGCACCGGAAAGAGAACCTAGAACATGGTGGAAGGACCCTTTATTTTATAAAGGACTTGGACAATTTCTTCCCACTGTAGGAAAAGATTATTGGAATACCGTCATGACGTCAGCTGCGGGTATATCTGATTTTATTCCAGGAATTAATACTCTTAATCCGGGTGAATTTTTCATGAATAAAATGTTCAGGGATGAAGAGGCGATGGAGTCAGATCCAACGTTCGATATAGTCTCTGACAGAGAAATTAAAAATATTAAAAATGACCCTTATTACGGTCCTCTCTTCGAGGACATGATGGCTGAAGGGGTAACGGAAGATGAGGCGGTTTTTATGTTTAAAGCGGCTCCATTCATGAACCCAGACGCAACGTGGACGGACTGGTTAAAGGCAGCACCAGGTGCTGGTGGTCATATGTTAAAGCAGATTGGAAATGAAATATTTCAGCCAAGTTTGGTTGATGATTTTAATCCGTACGCGGAAAGTTTTGGCAAAGCGCGTATGTGGGCCAACATCGCTCCTCAAGTTGCCAATATGTATTTTACACGAGGAACTGGCGCACCTATAGCAGGGGTGTCAACTTTGATGAATAAGCTTTCTCCAAAACTTCGAGCAGCAGTTCAACAAGGATTGCCTGTGACTACAGGTGCACCTAATAAGTGGTCAAAGTTTGGAAGAAACATGGTCCTTCAAGCACCAACTAATCCTCTTAATCCTTGGGGCATGAATTTTTCAGCTGAAGCGGCTGAGCCAAGTAATATTTCAGATTCATGGGACAGTGATCCAGTGGTCTTCGACGACGTCATGACGGAAAAGATACAGAATTTTAGACCCACGCCACGCGGACCGGGACCTTGGAACGAGTTTAAGGGCTAGAGATGGCACTTTTTAGTTTAATCGCTAAGCAAATTCCTAAGTTATGGAAGGCAGGATTAGGAAAAGGAGAAATTAGAAAACGAATATCCGAAATGCCGGATTTCGCCAATAACTATTCGGCGTTCTTTAAAACAAGGAAAACGCCTGGCGGATCAGATTATGGCACTACTTTTAATAAGGCATGGGATTCCCTTAAACTACCAGCAGTTGACCCTACAGTTAGCGGACTAAAAGGAGGAGAAAAAATTCTTGATCCTATAACCGGAAAATTAATTCGTGGTTTTTCAGAAGAAACTAGAGGTAAATTAAGTAAGTCCCAACTAAATCAAATTAAAAAATCTATTGAGACAGGAATTTCTAGTAATAATCCTACCGTACGAACAATGGTTGATTTTATTAAATCTGGTAGAGTATCCGAAGGAAGTTCTGCCTATTCTCGAGCACAGGAACGATTTGCGAAGGAATGGGGAGGAAGTCTTAAGAATTTAAGAAGTAATCCATCTTTTTTACAAGCGTGGCATACAAGAAGAGCGGAAGCACAGGCATTAGATAAAGAATTAATATCTAATCTTACTCCAGCAAGAAAGATATTAAATAAATATGGGCAGGATCCAGAATGGGAAGACATTGTAAAGTCCCGACAAGACTGGACTGATATCATAACGCCTGGAAGAAAGACTTATTATGAACCATTAGCCAAAGAATTTGAAAGGCAGGGAATTACTTCTTTAGGAAAATTCAGCGCGAAAAATCCCTATCTAGCAGGTATAGCTCATCAATTAGGTATTAATAAACCTTTAAAACTTTTTAAAGATATTACTCCTAGAAACATGACGACGAAGGAGATGATACAAACAGTAAATGACCCTGCTAATATTGGTGTTGAATATAATTTTATGAATCCTTCTATGGGAGCGTTACAGAATTTTTTTAGTAAGCCAAATGATATAAGTAAACTTGGCCGTTTGCCTAGGATGCTTAAAGACGCTCAAGTAGGTTTAAAATATTTTGATGATGAAGGTATACTCCAGGCTATTGGAATGAAAGGTAGAGAACTAGATCCAGAGCAAATGCTAAGATATGTACAATACATTGGTGATGAACTACCATTTGGAAGAACAGCTAGTAAGAGACCACGTTATATTCCAATACAAGATTATATAAGAGCTTTAATGCGTGGAGATTCAAGATATAACTTTAACAAAGGCGGCGTGGTCAATGGCTATGCGGCTGGAGGAATAGGACGTCTAGGAGTCAACATCCTGAAGAAGCTCGCGAAGAAAATGCCGGAGGAGGATTTCCTCCGCGTCATGGAGACATTGTGGAAGGGCGTTGATCCGAAAAGGTCAGGGCGCTACCGTGCGTGGGCCAAGAACCGTTGGTCACCGGGTTATAAATGGCCGTACCAGAAATCACGAATCAAGGGACCAGAAGGTTCTCCACGGAAGCATGGAGAGCCAACCCCAAGACTGACATCGCACATGGCTGATCTCAGCCCAGGTGAAAGAGTGGAGCTCCAGTCCAAGTACGCCGATGACATATGGGAATACAAGATGAAGAAGAAATTAGGAAGGGACCTATATGAGGACTTGGAATACCCTTTCCTGAATCCGGAGAACGACGCCTTCATATCCACCGCACCGCGCACAGGATTGGGTCGGTACCAGCTGCGTCATTTCGTTGATCCAGAGAATGTTGGACCCATCGACAAATATCAGGTATATGATTGGTGGGATGATATTCTTAACAGGATGCGAAAAAAACCCAAGTTCAAATACGTCAAGGACGCAAGGGGAAACATAGTTTTAAAGGAAGTAAAATGAAATACGATTACATGAAGGAAGTAGTACCACCACTCGACGGCTACGCCGCCGGTGGAATAGGAAAGCTTATCGTCAAGAAAGCCCCGCAGGTTATAAACAAGCTTCGTGAATGGGCACCGCAGATTACGGGCAAGGTGGCGACACCAAAGCTGAAGAAACCGTGGGCCGTGTTCGACGAGAAAGGAAACCCCATAATTGACTTTAGGCTCAAGAAGGATGCGAATGCATGGCTGAAGCAGGAAAAAGGATCCACTCCG